AAAGTTGAAGATACTATAAATGATTGGCTTGATGACAATACTACAGGGGGTATAACTATTATTACCACTCCTGACGAGCCTGGCTCTGCTGAAAAGCTAGTAGCGCCTGGGCGGCGAAAGGCTCCAATATTCGAGCCTGAGAATACTGATGAAAGAGAGCAGGAATATGGAGATAACTTACCGGACGCGCCTGAGATGGGTGATGAAGAGAGATATTCTCCTAGGTCATCTTCGAGACCCTCCTTTACCGGTGATGATGATGAAGATTATGGTGATGAATCATTCAGTCGGAGGCGCCTCGGATACGGGCCCGATGAAGGAGAGGAGCACGAAGGGGCTAGAAGATCTCCGGAAGAAGGAGAATATGATCGCTCAGAGGATTACGATGAAGACGCCTATAGTGACGAGGCTGATCTCGATGATGATGGCAAGCTTAGTGAATACGAGAAGAAGCGAGGCAGCGCAATTAAAAGAGCGATGGGGAATAAAAAGGATAAAAAAGAAGAAAATAACGAAAATATTAAAATGTCTCCGCAGCAAATGAATCAATGGATGAATATGCAAAGATCTCAGCGGATGCAAAACAATCTTAGACAAAATGAACGCTGGGGTAACTACTAAAATATTGCTTTTTATTTTAGCTATAGCAGCTATATCCGTTTTAGGATGCGCATCTATAAATAATAATAGGATGGCATATAAGATCAATAAGAGTTTATATAAAAGTGTGTTAGATGAATACCTTAAATAATAATATGGGTTTAATAGCTGAGCAGGATTAAAATACTTTTTATAATAAAAAACTAAAATTTGACTAAATATATCATATGAAATATATCACCTACAACGATCAGGAACTCTTATCTGAGAGTTATAACTCTATTAACGTTAAGCAGATAATGCTTGAATCCTCAGTCGGTACATTTATTAAAAATGCCCCTAATGTAAATACTCTCGCTGAAGCTTATGCTATAATCGATATTTATAATGATCTAATGGAAGAAAAAAGCCTATTCGGTGGATTATCCAATGTCGTCAAAGGAATTGGAGGCTCTATCGCTCGTGGCGCTCAAAACGTCGCGTCAGGCGCACAGGCAGCTGGTAGCGCTGTAGCTCAAGGAGCGAGAACTGCTGGCCAAGTGGCGGGAGCGGCAGGTCGGCAAATCGGCCAAAATATGTCTCAGATGTACCAAACCGGCTCAAACGCTGCTGACGCCCAAAAAGCTCTACAGCAAGCCCGTACTGCGGCTGAACAACTTATTAATTTAATTAATCAAGCTAAACAAATCTCTCCTGAGACGTTCAAAGATGCTAAGGGAAGAGACCTTGCGCAGAATATTACCAACGTTCCTCTCGGCAAATTGGTAGAATATTTAGGCAAGGCCGGCACTGCTACCCAAGGTGCTGCTGCGGCAGCGAGATCCCAAGGTCCTTTCGGTGGTGTCGGCGCAGCAATGGGCCAGGCATATCAAGGCGGGGCCCCAGCGACCGCTACTCCTTAATTTTGTTTTTATAAAAATATAAAAAATAGGTCTCATTTAATGGGGCCTATTTTTTTGTCTCTATATATAGCATCTAATCTATCTTGCTCCTCGTATTTAACCGGGTCCTGATAGCCTGCTTCAATAAATCCTTGAAGTCTTAGGGAACTACTCGCGGTAGAAACGCTGGGTAGTTCCCCTCCTTCATAACAAGTCCAGGTTTTACTAAAATCTACCTTATAATTGATACCTTCTCTTACAATATCTGCTTTAGACATATCAATGAGTGGGGCCTCAATTCTGACTGGAGAGTTTCTATTGAGATTTAGAATGTTGTTTATAGAGTCAAGGAACTCGGGGCTTCCATCCCAGTAGCCAGCCAGGCTATCGGCTTGAGCCGCTCCATGCCATACAACATTAGCCCCTACTGCCTCTGCTCGAGCGCTACATATAGATAGAAATATCATATTTCTATTAGGCACATATGTTTTAGGTTGGGCCTCTCCTCTAATATCCTTAACATTAGGGGTCTCAATATCATCATTAGTAAGAGATGACGTCGGCGCTAACTCTCTAATAAAAGACACATCTAATATCTGATGGGATATATTAGGATTTTTTTGCTTTGCTAGCTCTACTTGAATCTTAGCATATTCAATCTCTTTTGAATGTCTCTGATTATAGTTAAATGTCAGGCAATGAACTTCATCAAACTCTGCTGCTGCTCTATGGAGGAGAACAGTCGAATCCATTCCCCCGCTAATCGGTAATACTACTTTACTCATTTTAATTTTTATATAAATCCAAAGCTCTGTTAAGGCTAAATCGGACTTATATAATATAATCTAAGGTAGCTCAGGATCAAGGCTCCAGGCCTCAACAACGTAATTTCTTACATAATCCCAAGGCATAAAACACGTCCCACTACTACCCCAACTACTTCCCCATGAATTTACTATAGTAATACCTTGATCATTTACCCCATCAACGTATACCCAGTGGTACCCTAAAACAGGATCATTTGCTTCTGGAAGTTTGATTTGACCTGTCTGAGCTGTATATATTTCAAAAGACTTATGAACAGCCATTGTAATACCTACAGGAAGCTTCTCTGTACCTATACAATAATAAAAGTCATTCTTAATAGAGTCAAAGTCGTTTCTATTAAAATCAAATCTCTTATAACCTTTAAACTTTATGAGATTTTTATCAGTAATTCTGGGAGGCTTTTCGTCAAAATTTTTTGGAGACCATTGTGAGTTTTCACATACCCCTTTTTTAATAAGATTATCAAAAACATCTCTTACATATGCTCCAACATTTTGCATTTGAGTATTATTAGCCTTACGGCCCCAATACCAAACCCAATAAGGGCTAAAATCTATATTAAGCCCCGCAACTCTTTTATAAAAAGTATGAAGCATACCAGCGGTACCATGACCGGTACAAGAGCCCCACTTGCCTTGATGCCATATTTTGCCTCTAAATTCTGATAAGGTATATTCTCCCTGAGTGGCATTACCGGCTACATATAATCTATCCCGGCTATCAGGGAGAGAGGGTAATACATATGAGTATTTTTGTCTTAGTTTTGATATATTGCTCATTCCCCGTAAAATGTTGCTTTTAAGAATAAATCGATAGATTCTATAACGAGAGCCCGCTCTTTACCGGCAGCCCATTTACGTAATTGTTTAAATTTAGGGTCTATACATTTTCTTTCTGTATAGCACTTTCTAAATTCCTCCACAAGTGCTTTATCTTTGGTAATATATGCGAGTTCTGTCATATACTTCGCTTTAACGAAGGACGGGCTGCTTACACTAACTACCTGGGTGTAAATATTCCCAGATAAATCAGTGGTTCGGCAGCCCGCTGTGAAAGACAGTATTAAAAATAGCAATATGTATCTCATATTACTATTTAGTCAATCAGCTTTCGTCTTCGTCGTCTTCTATCTCGACTGGAACATCATCCTCGCCCTCGAGATTACTATATGTCCACTCTTTCTTTATCTTTTCTTCGAGCTTAGGAATGATAGTTTCCTCCCAGAGTTTAACATCCTTGCGGAAGTTCTTATAATATCCGATTTTAGTGCCGTCTGCGAGTTGATACGTAGATCCAGTCTGAGTAATAACTTCAAGACCGGTAGCAATATCAAGGAGACCATAGAATCTATCAAGACCGGTCGAGAAAGATAGGTACATCTCTCCTTCAAGATATTGCTTAAGGAACCTGTTCTTTCTGGTTAAGGCTCGTATAATAATACCAGCATAACTCTTTTGACTTACCGCGAGCTTAGAGTCAGACATCTTTCCTCCGTCATCTTTAACTGGCTTTCTTGCTAGCTGAACTGTTACAGAGGGAAGGTATACAACAGACTTACCCCCAGGCATATTCTTTTCGATAGAAGGAAACATCGCTGTGGGATCATCATACACATGGTTAGTACATAAAATAGTTGTCTGGGTAATAGCGCCGAGATTAGTACAAGTTTGCATCAAAGATTTGATAGCACGCGCTTTCGTACCCATATCAGACGATGTACTCTCCTTATCCATCCGCGCCAGTTCAAGTTCAGATTGAAGATTGCCGAGAGAGTCAATAGCGATAATAAACTTACCCTCTTGTTTCTTCTCTTTAATAGCGGTTAGAAGTTTAAAAATAGCATTTCTTGTTTGCTCAATACTAACACACGGAACGTATTTTACTTTATCAATATCCAGACCTAATCTCTGAGCCCCTTCTGGGTCAATGGCATTTTCCGTATCAAAGATAACAGGAATAAGTCCTTCCTTCTGAGCATTCGCAAGAATCTTTTGAACGAAAAGCGATTTACCGGTCATAGATTCTCCCGCAAGCATCGTCACCCTGCCCTTAGGAATCCCTCCATGAACCGACCCGGAAATAATAGCATTCAATACATACGACCCTGTATCAATCCAACCCTTTACGAGCGAAAGAGAAGCATTATTCAAATAAGTAGCGAACGGGTTAATCTCATCAATCTCATCGAGAATATTTTTTATATCTTTATCCATATACCAACTATAATCACAAAAATGGGGTTATCTACTAAAATAAAAAAAAAGGCCGCATAAGCGGCCTTCCAAAAAATATGTTTTTTTATCAATCATCAAATAGCTTGATTACCTTATCGCTCCCCTTAGGGGTAATAATTTGCTGAGCGGGAATATATCCAAACGCTCTATTGTATTGCTGAACAAGGCGCTCATCAAGTTCAATCTTTTCCGCTGAAAAGACAATCTTATCCTTTTGAAAGGTCCAAGAAGTCCCCGCGTCTCGTTGAGACGCGCTCAATAACTCACTAAACCAAAACGGGAAGAGTTGGACTTGAATCTGACCATCAGGGGTTGGTTGAAGATGAACGGTGGATGGATTTTTTACTTGGATAGATGTATCTGTTTCGGAAACTAACTCTCCAATGATGGAGCGTTGATTGTCCACGAAGCAAACAAGGTCTGCCGCCTTTACTGGTTCTTTTTCTGTCATAAAATAATTTATATTAAAATGTTATATTATCAAGAGAATAAATCAAATAAATCACATCGAATTTGTTCGTTAGGTTTTCTAGCTATCCATTTGACCCGATTATAGAATCTCTCTACTACGCTAAATACAATCTTTGAAAACATAAGCTCGTAATCTATCTCAAACATACTCGCAAACTCCTCCGGCATTTTATCTTTGAATCCGATAGTTGTTATACCGTATTTGTTCGACTTCTTAATGTATACCCATCGCAACTTATCTCCCTCTACCGCTAGTTCTCGAGTATTATCCAGATTTAAATCCTTTATTATAATATTGTAATAATGGCCCGCTTTAGCGTGAATAGGCATACCCTTCGGAACTTGAAATCCTTTACACCTCGAAACATATTCATCAAAAGACGATAGTCCGACAACAAAGGAAATATCTTCTACCGGAAGGGATGTAAAAATATCATATGCTTTCTTTACCGCTTCGTCAGTTTTGGGTTGCGATCTAGTAAGCATCATTGTCTCAATAATATTCTTTACGTGAGGCTTTACCGGATCAGGCATAGTCGTCCTAACAACTTCAACTCCGGTATACTTAAACTTATCCATCTTGATGCCTTCATCATCGAGAAGGTGAAGAGCGTAGCGCTTCTTTTCAAGAAATAGACCAACATCACAAATAGCTTCTCGCTTGAAAACTAATCTACAATCATTAGAATTAAAAGCAGTTACGGCCCACGCTCTAATTTCGGTATTTAAATACGTAGTCAACTCCTCGCATATATTATACACCTCATCAGTCACTCCCTTCTCATTACAAAACTGAGGAATAGCGTTTGAGTCTACAAGAGATTTTAACGATATATAGCAGGAATCTGTATCGTTATATACGATTGGATTATTATGCTTGAAATAGTCGTCAGTAAGATTAGAGCGCGATTGAAGAAATCTCTTTGCTAAATCATTAGACTTTTTAATTACTGCTTGACCGGAGAGAGTAATACTACTTGCAATATCATCATCGCCAATCGGAGAATGCTTATTGCCGAAATATCCGTAAGCCGAGTTAATCAAAACCTTAATAGTTAACTGCTTAGTATCGAGACGATTAATCTGAAATTGTAATTCCTGCTTCTCGTCCTCGCTCTCCTTGCTCTTTTTATCTTTCAATTCAGATATACGTATTTGGAGCTTTTTAAGCTCATCCTTTACCTCTACCCGCTTCTGATAATAGAAGTCGACCATCTCTGGCATAATACCTTTTTTCTTTTGCGAAAAAAGAATACCCGCTTTTGATATCGCAAGCTTTTCTTGCTTAACAATCTTTGCAAACTTATCGGTAGGTACTGTAAACAGTTCACCGTTCACGTATTGTAACGTAACTTCACTCGCACTATGTTTGATAATCTTACCGATTTTAGTCTCTGGAGACATATTAAGAGAAATCATCAAGTTAGGATATAGAGAGTTAGCATCAAAAGATACTACATACTCCTGAAACCCTCCAAGAGGCTCGGCAACATATGCGCCAGGATTTTTACCCGTATCAGCATTACGAATGAATGTAGCGATCTTCTGGTCTCTAAAACGAGCTCGAATAGCCGCGGCTCCATTAATAACCGATACAGCACCCATAGCAGCCTCAAACGTAGTAAGGCCGATATACGCGAGCATTCTCAACAAATCTACATACTTCAACTCCTCATCGAGTCTCTGGAGAAGAAAAACGTCATGAATATTATACTCTACAAATGTCTGCCAATTTTGCTCGGCCAAATCGGCAATATGCATATTACCATAGTCAATCTTTCTCTCATTTATCTCAATTTGAGCAATATTATCAAGTCTATACGAGTCTCTATTTTTTAATTGAAACCTTTTATAGACGTCAAGATAGTCAAGGCATGATACTCCATCAATAAACCATCTCACGCTATTTTTGCCATACATTCCTCGCATGGCTCTATTATAAACTCTACCAACAGGGGATAGTCTTAGAACCGCTTCCTCGCCCATTACATTATTGATACGGTTAATAATGTAAGGCATATCGAACCCCATGGAGTTCCATCCCGAAAGAACGTCCGGATAGTCTCTCTCAAAAAATTGAATCATTCTTTCTAAAAGTTCCTTTTCAGTTTTACAGTTTACATAAGTCAGTTCGCTTTTTGGATATTTCGACGAATCAAACTCGCCTACCCCCCACACATATTTGTGTTTATCAATCGTATCATAAATAGTGATTACGTTAATAGGGTAGTTCGCTTTCTCCGGGTCAGGGAATTCATCCTTTGCAACGGCCTCAATATCAATAAACTGAACCCGCAACTTATTAGAAAGGAAATCGGGAGTCTCGTTATGCTCCCAAAACTCATCAAGCAAGAACTGCTGATACGTCGGCAGATTCTCAAAAAGCCTCTTTACACCAGACTCGCGAATATATCGCGTGCGTTCATATTGATTTAGGAAGATCTTCTTGCGAATCTTAGTTCCGTAAATCGATTGATCAGTTCCGTTATTGTTATCTTCAACGTAAATGTACGGCCTGTATGGCGCTGTAAAAGAAGTTCGATTACCGCTCGCATCCCAGGTCCATATCTTCATCTCTTGCTTACCGGGAATATAAGCAATATTTCTATATCCAATCATATATTTGTATTATACTTCCCGAGTTGTACACGTTTCGGGTCCCCATAATCTAATCTAAAAAGTTCTAAAAAGCAATCAAGATTTTCATCGTTTTCGAGAAATCTTTTTTCTGCGACTTGATACCATTTACGAGCGCTATTTTTGTAACGCTGACTATCCTTTAGAGTCTCTCTAATTTTTGTAATCATCTCTTCGCCGCTAGTAAACCTAATAGGAGCATTTTTATACGTATCAATATCCTGGCACGCGACGGGTAATCCAAACGAGCTCGCTTCTATATATTTTAAGTCGCTCTTTGCTTTATTAAAATTATTATCCTGTAGCGGCGCTACCCACATTTGCACTTCTAAATCATGTAGTTTTTGCGGATAAGAATACATTTGCTGCCAGGGATGAAATTCTATTTCTCTATTACTAACATAGGGTCTCAATTTTAGCGGGAATGCTCCTACAAACACCCACTGAAACTCTTTTCTAGTTTTAATAATAGCATCAATTACATGATCAAAATCATCTCGCTGCTTTACCTTATTGTCTACATCAAAATGTGCTCCCGAGCCAGCATACAAAATTCTTGGCTTCTTTTTATGCTTTTGATATAGATTGTAAACTCGCTTCTCGTCGAAGAAATTACCAATCCAGAATTTAGGAGGGAAATTCGGTATGACAGTTACTTCCCTCTTACCGGTTTTTTCGCGATAATAATTCTTCATGAAATCGCACGTGACGGTAATTTCGTCGCACATGTTCATAATTTCCATTGAGGTATTGCGAATCTCATCTGACTCGAAAGCGAACTTAAATTTATTATAATCCGGTATATCTTCTCGGAAAATAATATCGTCAATTTCGTATACAAGCCTGCAACCGAACTGAGGCTGAATGACGTTCTTAAGAAACTTAACAAATTCGAGTTGATGGGGAGTAGCTTGTCTCTGTATTCTAACAATTTTTACATTATGGTAAAAATCGGGATTAGTTATCATCACCGAAGAACTCTGACATAGAGCTTTCTGGTGAGCATTTAAAACATGCTCAGGCCAGAGCATCCTCCACAAACCGCACCCACTGTAGTCAGCGAGATAATTAACACACCTTGTTAAAGACTTAACATCATCTGGGGAGCCTTGCTGCGGTGTCATCACAGAAGGGGTTTGTGGCATTTCAACCTGACCAAAAGGTGTAGAAAATGGGGACGTAAATGGCGAGCCTAAATTTATCATTACAATAAACTTAAACTATATCCTTCAAATATCAACATTATAAACGCGGGTTGTTATACCATTTTCTTTTTGAAGATAAATCATATCGGTATTATCTGATATGGCCTTGATTGCTTCGGGGCGATGAGTAATAACGAAAACGCATTCCTTGTTTTGCTCTACTCGATCGTTTAATATTTCATTAACTAACTCAACCCCTTTTGCATCCAAACTCGAATCATAAAGTTCATCAAAGAAACTCACATTGTAAGCGACATTGCCTTGCATTCGACGAGCATCAGCAAAGGTAAATAAGCACGCAAGGTCAATATTTTTTCTCTCGCCATCAGAGAAGTTATAATAAGAGCAAAGTTTGTTATTGTCGTTAATAATCTCTTCTTCAAAATATTCATTAAACATACAAATACAATTAGCATCCATCTTCTTCAGATAAAATGCCAAGCGACTATTAAACAATTGAAGTATCTGCTTTACAATGTAGGCTTTTACCCCTTCCTCTGAAACGATAAACTTACCGTAATCGATAATATTGAGCATCTCGCGACACTTATCTACAGTCCGAGATAACTCATCTACATCATTGCTTGTTATTTTAATTAAATCGTCAGTATCAGTATTATTACTTTTTATAGACTCAATATCAACAATCAATGTCTGTACCCACTCTTCATATTGAGCAATATTAGTTTCAATATTAGACCGAGAGTTTAAATCGAGTTTTATTTTCTCGAGTTTAGTTCTCGTCTTCACTCTTAAATCTGTTAACTGCTCTTTAACAGCGGTCAACTTTTTAATAGCCTCTGCGCACTTTATTAGGTCGTCTTTCTTTTCTGAAATTTTTGCTTTAAGTACTTCTTTGCTCGAGTGTATACAGTCGCGATCGTTATCCTCAATCTTACGTAAGCAAGTAGGGCACGTATCTTCATCTGTTCCAATTTTATTATAATCCTGCTCATCTCGCTGTATGTTAGTTTTTAAAACCGCGCAATTTTCTACCTGTTTAGTAATCCGCTGGTCTATTCCTTCTATACCATTATTTATCTCTTTAAGTTTAATCTCGACCGGCTCTCCATCGAGCTTATCAATCTTCTCCAGCCTCTCTCTTAAACTCTTTATATTGATTTTATTATCTCGGAGACGGTCTTTATATTTGGTAAGTTTATCCGCTCTCTCTTTAATAACATTATCGCGTTGAATTTTATAGTTTTCAAGAGAGTAGTTTTTCTCCTCTAATCTCGTTAACTGTAAATCGTAATCTTTTTTGATTTCATTATAATCATTTCTCGCGAGTTTTAGCATCTCACCAAACACCTCCAACGAGAAAATATTTTCAATAAACTTACGCTTCATTATGGTCTTCTGACCCATGAACGGTATAGTATTATTAGCAGTCATTACAACGCAATTTTTAAAAATCTCGCCATTAGCACTCAATAATTTTCCAATATAATCCGTAGTATTGATAATTGAATCGCGCGTAATATCGGCGCCGTCTTTCTCAAGAGATAGCCTGGATGGTTTTAATTGCCTTACGATTCTATAATGACCAGTCTCTTCAGGAGATACAATATCAAAAGTTAGTGATACCGCGCACGTTCCATCAGTCAGGTTATTCGCTATAAGTTCCTTCTTGGTAATATCGCGTATTGTCTTGCCAAAAATAGCAAAATAAAATGCGTCTGCGATAGTGCTCTTACCCACTCCATTCTTTCTGTCAATACGGTCTTTGTTAATGCCAGTAATAACGTGAAGACCAGGCTGGAAATCAATCTCTACCGGGGTCTCTCCAACAGAGAAGAAATTTTGTATACTTAGTTTTTTAAAATTGACGTGCTTCATACAGATTGTAATGACCTCTTATAAAGGTCTAAAACATAATTTACAACAGGTTCTTTATTTGATACATCCATTATATTAATAAACTCGGTAATTGCTTGTTCAATATCTACCCCGGAAAAATCTCTACCATCTTCATCTTGTATAACACAATTAAAGTTAATATCATGCTCAATATCTAAAACGCTCGGCTGAAGAGCTCTTATTTGCTTAAAGAGGAAGTCAGAATCTTGAGTAGATATTTTTCTATCAATTATCAGTTTAACAATATTATTTTTGACGCGCTTTGAAAGTTCATCTAATGATAACATCTTTTCTGAAATTTCAGATAAGATGAGTTTTTGAAAAACCGGCGAAATATCGTTTTTTACAAAATTATATTCTCCAGTATTTAAATCAATAAAATATATACCCTTTTGATCTCCAAGGTCGCCGAAATCCATTTGATATGGATTACCTACATACAGAATAGTTCTGCCGTCTATAACTCTCTCAGACCTTAAATGAAAGTGGCCAGAAATCGTTAGAGGGGTCTTTTGATATAAATCTTCAGCTATAAATCCGTGATCGCAAATTTTAAAATTATTAAGTTTAAATGTCGCTACCTCAAAATGACCGAAGAGAATATCGCACTCGGGTATATCCTTGAGAGAGGTGCCCCAGGGAGCAAACGCTATAGTCTTCCCTTCATCCGTATTAATAGTAGTGATTTTTTCAATTACAGTAATATTGTCCCTGCCGTTGATAATCGATATTGAATTAATATCTGATGTATCTTTATAATAGCAGTCGTGATTGCCAGGAATAAACACTATATTGAAATCACTCAGAGTATTCAATATAGTGGCGGCATGAGATAAAGTATTCGTAGCGATGGAATCTCTATAATGGAAAAAATCGCCGCAAAAGATAATATCTTGAATATCTCTCGCTTTAAGTTGATCACGAAACCACTTTACCCACTCTAGAGAAATTCTATGCCACGTATCACTATCGCGATGAACCCCAATGTGTATATCGCTAAAAATTGCGCAGTTAGAAGATTTAATCATGCGTTGTCTTCGTTATAATAATCGCCATCATCGCAACCAGTCTTAGTGTAAACTAGTCCGCTTGACTCTTCAATCATATACCGCTCATATTCCCGCTCTCTAAATTCAGACTCTGCTTTATGTAATCGCTTCTCTTTTTTAATCCTGTTAATAAACGCTCTAAACGCTATAGTAGTAAAATAAGAGAAGGGATTGTATTCTGAATTAACATCAAAGTTTTTATTCTTTAGAGCCGCATACATTTTAATTATAGCGTCGCCTACCATATCGTCTCTATATGTATAGTCTCTAAATTTTGAATTATAACTTAATCCAGCAGCGATTTTGTTTATACATTCGCCAAGATAATTTTCAAACTTGCTTGTTTCATAAAATAATTTTATAGCATTTTTAAAATCTTTCGGGTCAACGTAGTAGTTGAGTTTATCTGTTTTAGTCATAAATTAACTATATTTTTTGTTTCTAATTATTCAACTCGTTAATTTGAGTTATTGAAAATGGTATATGCTCTTTTTGATAAATCTCTTTACGTCGGCTGAAGTGCTCTTCGCCGTACTTGAGATTATCTGCTAAATCGAATATTAAAAGTTTTTCCTTTGTGTGATGCTTTCTTAAACCCCGACCAATAGATTGAACCAGTCGTATAAAGGCCTTACCCCCACTAGTAAACATAATCATATGTATATTTTTAATATTAATACCAGTTGAAAATATAGAGGACATAGCAACACATATAATATTATTTTTCTGCTCCATTTGCTCCTTTATTTTTTCCCTCTCGTCAATCTCGACTGACCCTTGAACAAAAAATACCTCTCTATTAGGGAGAGATGAAAGAGTCTCAAGCAATATCTCGCCGTGTCTAATATGGTTTACCAATATCAATATATTATTATTAAAGTTGCCGCTTATTTTTTTAATAATACCGTTTCTAAACTGATTTTCATAAATAAAATCAAGCTCTGCTTTATATCTAGCAGTCGCAGTAAACTCTTCATCAGTAAAACTTACTTTAGGTTTAGTCTTATAGTCAATCTTTATTACCTTTACCTCAGCATTCGTTAAGAACCCCTCATCTCGGAGCTCACTTCCTCTTTTTTCATAATATACCGGCCCTATTTTTCCCTTTACAGACCATTCTTCCATTTTTTCATCAGGAAGAGTGCCTGTAAATCCAAACTTATGGTTAGTATGTATCTTCTTTATAAGTTTGCCTATTTTATTTTGACCTTTTATGCGATGACACTCATCAATAACCACAATATCGACATATTTTACCCACTCTTGAATGTCAAACTGGCTTTGTAATATTTGATTACTAGCAATCACAACATTTACACTCAAATCTAACTTATATTCAGCAGTCCACCTACAAAATGTAAAAGGAACTTTATATTCAGTAAAGTCGGAGTATGTTTGTTGAACGAGACCTCTATCAGGAACTAATAATAAGCACCTAAAGTTATTATTTTCTTTATAATACTTGTGAATATTATATATTAACGTCGCTATAGTGAGAGTTTTACCGCCGCCGGTTCCTAATATACATATTCCGCGGCCGCCCTTTAGAGCTTTTTTAAGAATATCCTCTTGATAATAGTGTAATTTGAGATTATTGTCCAGAGAGGTAAGATTCGAACCGAAATTTGAATTCAAATAATCAATAGCGTCAGCAGTAAAGTTAATTTTAACTAAATCACTATATTCTTTAATAGCCTCAATTACATCTACAATGAGACCTGGCTCAAATTTGCCATTAGGGGTTATAGCATAAAGCTTTCTCGGGGCAAATCGAGATTGAAACGCAGCAAACTTATTAGGGACACTAAATTTGTCTCTTATAGTATTAATAATAGAGAAATCTTCGCAAATTAATGCGCAAGTTGCCGTCTTTTTACTATAATCGATAGTAATATTCATTAAAGAGTCTCCATCTGTATAAGAGCTACTATATTTTTAATATCCCACACCATAGAGGATAGATTCTTCTCAGCTTTCTCTAAAAGCTCCACTACAAGCTCTAATTCATAGAGCTTTTCAGAAATATCCCTAACCCCGGAACTCTTTTTAGCTATACTAATAGATTCGGGAATGCTTAATTTGGTTACGGACTTTTCTCGCAATTCTTTCGCAATCTTCTGCTCTATTTCATCCTTTTCTTTTTTAAGTCTAAAAATATCTCTCTTATGCTGTATAAGACGAGCAGCCCAAAAGTGTCTTCTAGCGGGAAGTCGACGCTGAACAGCGGAAACGTTCATTTCGTCAATAACAAGCTCTTGCTTTAATTCCTCTATATATTTATCTAAAAGATTCACCTATTAATATAAATATATATACAGTGAAATCCAGCATATACGGCGTTATTTTTCAAAACATATTACTCGAAGATATGGTCGCGGGCGATGGCGGGGCCTTTGGGACCGCGCAAGAGCCTATATACAGCCCTAATAATATTACATCTGGAGATACATACGCGAGAGGAGACTCTCGAAATATATTCAGGAATGCGAAAGTAAAAATACAGCGCCGCAACAATATACCTAACCTAATTACAGGCAAAAGGAAAAAAAAGAGGAAAAAACGCAGTTGATTTATTTTTGAGAAATCATTAAATAGATTTGTGGGTGGTGAGAGGGGAGAAAAAGAAAACTAATGGTCTTGGTAATTATATAAAATGGAGCTCGGTCATTGGAGCTTTGACGGAATAGTGCCTGAAAGAATCTACGGGTTCGTATATATTATTGAGAATTCAACAAATAGTCGTAAGTATATCGGCAAAAAACAGTGTCTTACCACCGTCAAGCTACGACCTCTTAAGGGAAAGAGAAATAAAAGGCACGTAGAGAAAGAGACTGACTGGAAGACCTACTGTGGATCGAGTGAGCAGCTACTTAAGGATATTGAGATTCTCGGAAAAGATAAGTTCACCTTTAATATTATTAAATTTTGCGATAGTAAGTCTGAATTAGCGTATTGTGAGGCTAAGCTACAGTTCGATAATGACGTTCTCCTGCGAGAAGACTATTATAACGGGATAATAAACGTTAGAATTGGAAGAATCGCTAAAAAGAAGACCTAATAGTTGATATTGGCTCTTTCCCCTATATCTTCCATATTATGGGGGTGGATTTAAAATTATATAATATCGAGTTGATAGATATTACAGAGGAACTTTCATATAATATTATGAGAGAGTGGATTGATTACCTTTATGAATTTCAACTCCTGGATTCTAACAAAAATACTAAATTAAAGGTGTTTTATCACTTCTTTATCAAGAAAGTATCTGACTTAATTGTGGATTCATCAAAAGATTACAAGAAAATACTGTTTATAACCATTTGTAATGAAAAAAAGTGCGATATAGTGCTTAAAAACAGAATCAGTCAGGCAAATTATGAAGAATCTGAGTTTTTTACTATGATAAAGGGGTTAATATCCAAGATAGAGCGCAATTTTCCTATTAAATTCGTGGTTTCTACTAAGTCTTACAAAGAATATTTGGATTTTTTATATAAAACACCTGGAAAAATTAACTATCTTAGATTAAAGATAGAGAAATCCGACTTTACTAAGTTTACATACAGCAAAATCTTAAAGTTTACAAAAAAATATGATTTATCCTGGCTAAATGAAAACTATTTTAACACAATTAAGTCAAAACTACTTCTTATTTCCTAAATATGTATAATAAAATGAAAAAATTCGACAGAATTCTAAGAGAGACCTATAGGCTCCTACAAGAGCAAGATCCTAACGCTCCGGTTGATCCTGCTATGGATCCAAATGCTGCTACCGATTTGGGCGCTGCGGCTCCTGTAGAGGGCGGAGATGTTACTAAGGCACTAAGCGCTGATGGCGAGGTAGCGTTAATTAAAATTGCTTATAAGGCTATTGAGGGTAAGGAAAATATACCATCTGATTTAAAAAGTAAGCTAGAAAGTTTGCTGCCCGCTGGAGCTGATTCTATTACTAAAGAAAATGCTAAAGAAGTTACTAAGGTAATTGACGATATTGTTAATCCCGCTGAGGGGTTGGATAGCTCTGAAGAAACTGATAAACAAATTATTGGCACGTTACCTACAATTTAATTTTTATGTACTGGCAATCTCTAGCGGATGTGTATAC